GAGGGGAATGTAACGTTTGATGATGTTAGTCTTAACACCACCATCCCGTAATAGTTCATTGAGGAACTTATAGCTTTCCATCTCGGAGTTAAACTCAGTTCTCTTGTTAGTAACATCAGATAGTTTGGAAGCAATACTGGATAACTGCTCTTTGGCTTCATCCTGGTTTTCAATTGACTCGCGGATGGATTCGACTTCAGTTTCCAGGTTACCAATATTCTTATTGATATTAGCAATATTAGTATTGTTTGATGTTAGCTTACGGTTTAGTTCTAAAACATTACCAGACACTTCAGTGAAGTTAGCCTCACGTACCTCTTCATCTTCAATGGCTTTCTCAAGGTCCTGGTAGCCAGTCTTAAGAGTTTTAGCTTCTTTACCCAACTCAGTTAGTTTGGTTTGCCTAAGAGTCTCATCAATGTCTTGTGTGCAAGTAGGGCAGCTTGTATTATCATTAAAGAACTTATGGTTCTTAGATAATGTAGTAATCTTCTGCTGAATCTTACCCTTCATACCACCAAGTTTGCGTAGCTTATCACCAGCGCCTTTCAAGTCTTCTAGCTCTGCATTTAAGGTTTCAATCTGAGCCAAGACTTCAACACAACTTTCTTGCAGCTGCTGCTGTTCTAGCATATGCTGTTTGATAGACTCGCGCTTCTTTTCAATATTTGCTTGACCACGCTTGGTGATATCATCAATAAACTTGGCTTGCATCTCACCCTTCTCTTTAAGGGATGATCGCTTGAGATCAAGGATCTTCAACTCATCGCGGATAGTTCTGGTGCGATCCTTAACAATGGAAGACATTGAGCTGAATACTCTAATGTCTAGAAGATCCTCAATAACCTCACGACGGTGAGCAGCAGATAGCTGCATAAAAGGAACAAAAGTAGAACTACCAAGGATAACAATTTGGGTAAAGGACTTATAATTTACTTTGAGAATGTTTTCTTCTAGTGTGGCTTGATTATCTCTATCATCACCCCTCTTATCAAGGAGCTTACCATCAACCTCAATATCAAAAATGTTAGGCTTGATACCACGCCTAACCAAGTACTGGTGATTATTATTACTAAACTCAATCTCTACAACACAGTTCTTCTCATTTACACTATTGACTAGTTGAGGCTTATTGATTTTTCTGAACGGGCGGTTGAATAGAACGAACGTGAGAGCGTCTAGGATGGTTGATTTACCCGCACCATTACTACCAATAATCAAGTTTGTGTTGTTTGCAAGGAAATCTATCTCGGTGAAGGTATCACCAGAAGACAAGAAGTTCTTATAACGGAGCTTTTGAAAAATCAGCATATCAGTCAGTGGGTGGAGGAATGAATAAGTCTTCTTCTTTTACGAGAATGTAATTACGTTTTTTTTCATTTAAAATATCAATAGCAGCACCTAACTTAACTTCGGCTATATTCATATCGAGTGTCTCACCCACGATATAGCCTTCGTCTTGCTCTAACATTATAGCATACCTCTCAGCATCGTCACGATTATGAAAGATTAAGACTTCAGGTTCTCTAGTGCCGTCACGCAATGAATATATGTTTGTACCATCATCATCTTTACTAGTTAATAAGTAGCAGAAGTCATCTGGTCCCATTATACCTCACAGGCTTCTTTGTAGATTTCAGATAAAAGAGCTTTGATATGACGCTTATCCAGTGAACTGTCTTCAAAGTCGGCATCATCAACGTAACGATTTAGAATAGAGAGTGTGTTCTCTTCTGCGTCACTAGCATCAAAGTCTTCTGTCTCTTGGATATTGAAGTTCTCAACGACCTTCATATCAATTAGACCAACATTGAATAGCTTATCTAGGAACTTATCAAAGTCTTTCTGCTTGGTTTTCTTACGAACAACAACTTTTACAATCTTATTCCGATACTCAGTAGCATTGAATAGTTGATGCTTGGTGTCTTCGTAGTATACGATTGAGAATAGTGTGTTTGGATTGTTTACATATTCAATCTCACCTGTCTCAGTATCAAATAGAACAAACCCACGGGGGTCGTTTACATCATTCCAATACATCTCATATGGATTACCCATATAATAGATGTGTCCGTCATCGGATCTTGTGTGGAAATGACCTGATAATACCTTATCGAACTTACTGAATACTGTTGGGGACACTAATCCCTTATCATCTTCAAACTTATGACCGCGATATGCCTCAAAACCACTGAGTTCTAGGTGACCCATAGCGTACTTTGCGTCACTATTAGTAATCATTTCCTTGGTTCTAGTAACATTCTCGTCACATATCCAAGGTAACATTAGGATTTTTTCACCATCTACCGTAATTTCAGTGGGATCTGAATAGGTTTTTACATTATCATAATCTTGTAGAAGAAGATCAGGTGAGTTAGTCCTATTTGTTGACTTGAAATAACAGTCGTGGTTTCCTACAACCATATGAACGTCAAAGTCCTTCATTGGATCAAAGACTACACGCTTGGTCCATTGTAGTGAGTTGTATTCAATAGATTTTCTACTATCAAAAGCATCACCCAGGTGAAGGATAGTCTTTACACCACGGGCTTTTAGTGTGGGGAAGAATACTTCGGAGTAAAACTTCTCAAAAAAGCTATGTAGATAGTCGGCACCTTTCCTCGCACCGTAATGTGTATCCGTAATAATAGCGACTAGACTCATGAGTTTAGCTTGGTAATGATGTTTTCTTTGATTGCGTTGTAATCGTTGCGATATTCGTTGGTTAGATTAGCGTCAGAAGTCATTAGGGCTTCAAATCCACTCTTCTCTACAATCTTGGTTTTGATATCAAGCTGTCTCTTCTCTCGCTGAATACGACGTAGGAATGCGAAGTAGCTAATCTGGGTGAAGTATGCGAATGGGTTCTTTGACTTAGCTGGGTCAAAGTTATGAATGTATTGTACGCAGTTCTCAATACCGTCGGAGATCATATCCTCACGGTACATATAGTTTACGAAGTTAGACTTATAGCTAAGGTGGGTAGCAATCTTAAGGAAACAGGATCCAATATAGTTGGTAATCCTAGGCTTAGGACGATCATTAGCAGCAGCTTCAGCTACTTTCTCTCGATACTCGATAAGAGCATCGAGAAAGTCTCTATTGTTAACGTAATGTTCAGTCTTAGCCTTAGCCATAGCACTTCTACTGCTTATATGTAAGTATTATAGCACAGATTTACAATAAATGGTAAAGACTTGACAAGAGTCTCTAATCTGTGTAGAATAGCCTTGTTGAGGTTGATAAGACACTCTAAGTACTTAGAGATACATAGAGACACTTATACGTCAGTTGGCTTCTCATATGAATCAGTATCATTATAAAGCTTCTCTAGTACATCTTTAAAGTCATTTGTATTACCAACATAACCAATTTTATTAGTAGTCCTTATAGACCTTTTTGGTTTAGGCATTAAGTTAATTTTCTTTTTGTAGTATGAGTTATAGTCACTAAGAACATCCTCATCTACAATTTCATTTACAGTAATAATTTTAGTAACATCAATACAATGAATCGTATCATTCTTAAGACACAACCAAGGTTCTAGTGAGTACCTTTTGTTTCTTCTCCTATCCCGTAATTGAATCCTTAATGGATTGGTAAAAGAAAGAATAGTATAACTACCATCCTTTTCAATACCCAATAACATACAAATAATCTCTTCACCTGATACAAGCTTAATAGAAGCTATTTTCCCATCGTTCATAGTATTTACCGTAAATTAACATTAATTATGTCATAGTTAAATTTTTCTTCATTATAAGTTTTTATTCTTTCTATTAAATGGTTAAGAGTATAATTCTTACGACCATTCTTAGTAGCATCATCAGCTATATCATATAGCATAGCTTTTTCTTTGTTAGCACCTTTCCTAAGAACACGACCAATGCTCTGTAGGTTTCTAATACGTGACTTAGATGGGGAAGCAAATATTACATTATGTAGATTCTTAATGTTGATACCAGTACTGAATACACCGTAGGATGCGATGATAATCGCATTGTTTTCTTTTTCTGTGATTGCTCGTACTTGTTCTCTTTCCTCTACATCAACTCCACCGTGTACGAAGAATACTTGGCGTCCTTCGTCCTTCTTACTATTTATAAGATCATTTAGAAGCTTACCGTGATTCTCCACCCTAGTGAATAGAACCAAAGTATTACCTTTCAGACCTAGTGCTAGGTTGCTAATGAATTTGTTTCTCCTCTCGTGTCCAATGAGATATTGAATCTCATCCTCATACTTATCAAACTTCTTCTCATCGTGTTTCAATAAGAGAACTTTAATATCAAGTTTAGCTACGTGACCAGCTTCCATTAGCTCCTTTGTTCTAATGGTGTTATATGCTGGACCAAACAATCCTTCTAGGACAAGCTTATTAGTTTGAGTTCCATCAAGAGTACCAGTGAAACCAAAACGATACTTGGCATCACATAGTTTAGACATAATGCTAACTAGACTCTTGGACTTGAAGTTGTGAGCTTCATCCCCAATGACTACATTAAACTTTTGAAAGAATGGTTTAGGTAATTTGTAGACAGACTGCCAAGTAGTAATAGTTACTTGCTTATCAGTTTTGAGTTCTTTACCTCCATAGATTTTATGGCAGTAAGAACCAACATCAAATCCATAATCCTCAAAGTCCTTATACATCTGCTCTACAAGAGATGTAGTAGGAACTACAATAAGAATATTCTCATTGCGTTGAGCATAGTATGCCACTAGGGCATAGATCATTAGCGACTTACCAGACGCAGTTGGAGAAACGATAAGTTTCCTATTTGATTTGAGAGCGGTATAGATCCCGTGGAGCTGATAATCCCTGGGCTTATAAGAAGTAATGGATTTAACCCAATCAGTAACGCCAATAGGAGAGATCTCTTCATTTTCCTCATAAGGTAATCCGTAAAACTTATTGTCCCTGAATTCATATGTGTAACCATACTGATCACAAAACGCGATAACACGATCTAGCAACCCAACATAGATCTGTTTGGTTTGGGGAGAAAATAAATTAATTGTCCCATCCCAATGTC